TATTCAGTAAAGCTCATTGCATTAGCTGGTTTGTGTGCGCCACGCTCTTCTTGGTTAAGCTCTAGACCGAGCGAATAAGCTGTGATTTCAACCTTATAGCCTTTCTTGTTCAAGTCCATGATATTCAACCAGTAAGCACGCTGCTTGTAGATGAAAGCAAGCTTACATCCAGTTCTAATCGTGTCAATATCTTTTGAATTGTACTCAATCGTCAAAATGCTAGCCGAGCCAGCCAAGAAACGCTGTAAGTTAGCGCTTTGATAGCGAATGCCAGAAACGTTATCAAAGAAAGCCACATTATGACTGTCGGTAGAATCGCGAATTGCAATGCGAACATTATGAACTGTATCTCGAGATGTTCTTTGAGCATTTTGTTTTGTTAAATTTACAGGTTCTGTAATTATGACACTGCCGTCCGAATAATAAATGTACTCAAATTTCCAAAGATAGCGCTGTTGCTGCGTTGGTACTAGTGTAGTGCTAGACCAACCTAAATCTTCAGGTGCTTTGGAGTACGGTGTGGCGACTTCGGAAATTTCTGCTTTAGCCTCTTTCCACTGAATTTTCCCACTCTTAACGTAATCAACCCGTAAGCGCCAATTCCAGTATTCATTTTGCAATTGACTTTCGGTGGTAATAATTGATGTTCCATTCAAAATAACTTCGCCGTCTTTACTGCTCGGGAAAATACTTCCACCAACATCTAAATTAGCCACATTCCAATGAGTTACATTACCTTCGCTTTGAAGATGAATTTTCGCTGTTTGTCCATCGGCTGCAACAATGTCACTGTATTTGATAACAATGCGTGCATTAATTTTGTCGCCAACTTTTAAACCTTTATTATAGATCTTGTATATGACGACCGTTTCGTTGTTTATGCCGCTAAAACTGGTCTTGCCATTGTTCCAATCAGCGCTGGTGCCAAGTGCTAAGTTCCTGTTTCCGCTCGGCACTTCTGGCGTCTCCGCACTATTCGTTAACTTATAAAACGTCTCACGTCGAATTTCAGCAACACTCATCAAATATATACCTCCTCGATTGTAGCTTTGGCATAATCTAATTCAGCGAAGCTTGACATATTCAACTGTACTTTTGTCGTTCCTGGCGGGATTTTAAAGTACATCGTGCCTAAAATTTCATCGTCTTTTCTGACTTGGTTGTTGACCTTAAATTCGCCTTTTTTACCGTCGATTTCAATCACAGAGCCGTCTGGATAGCGGTTTGGAACGTCTTTCCAATAAGGGACGTGTAATTCTTGGAAACTGAAATCGTTCAGATAGTGATGTGTCACGAACTGCTCTGTCGTACTGTTTGAGCCTGCATAATTTCCAACATAAAACTGAATACGTTTCGCTTTCTTGCCGTTAAGTTGGCTTGCTGGAAATGGATAATATCCACCATACCAGAAGAACTGCACACGGTCTTTTTCTTTGACGAGGTCAAACATGTTCGAATTGCGGTCAATGGCTTGGGCACCGTACGGGTTGGGCGGTATCCAATAGGATGGCGTGAATTTGATTTCTTTTTTAACAATACTTCCGCCATTGCCGTCACCGACCAAAAAACGCACGTAAGCTTCGTTACGTGTGCGGTCGTTCTTTTCAATTGCCATGCCTGCCAAAAGATGATTATCTTCGTCGATGACAGCGAGACACCATTCACCGTTTTGACTTACTAGACCTGTTTCGAACCAAGCTCTCGCCCAAATGTACCACTGCTCGACTGGTGTCTCTAGTACGTACTCCTTACAAGCGCCATAGCTAAAAGCTCCAGCTGTTCCGCTTGTTGGGAAGCTTGGTGGCATGACACCCAAACGCCCGCCAAATGCTGCGTCTGACGACATTTGTGTTGTTACGATTTTGTTTGTATTCTCGTAGAAAACGTTGCTGTCTGTCCAGTTGGCAAAGTCACCTTTTGGGTTGTTTGTTACCACGACGTTTTTGCGGTCGATATAGCCGTCCGCTTCGTCGTATTTACCGAATTGCAGCAAACCATAAGGGCTCGTGATAGCCACATACCCAGATTCTTTTTTGAGTCTGATTTCATAGCTAACATATGCGTCTTCGCTGCCGTCGTTGACAATTTCAGCTTCGTATACGCCGAACTCGTTCTTGGCAAAGTTAAAAGTGCGCGTGGCTTTCGTGTGCGCTACACCGTCAGGAATATAAAACGTGATTGTTGTTTCGTCATACCAATTCGAGATGTCTTGCAGCTCGATGTCACCACTTGGAATTGCATTATAATAACGATTTGGCTCGTCTGGCAACACTAGCTCATGTGTTTCTCGAGTATTTAAAGCTCTCGCAACTTGATCGCGAATCTCATTTAATTCTTCAGAGCCAACCGTCAAATATTCCGTTGTGTCAACGAAACGGCTGCCAGCAATTTCGCGAGACGCAAGAGAAACAGTCACCTCGATGGTTTTTCCACCAAAAGTGACCTCTTGCAATTCTTCCCCAGTTCCGAGAATGTCCTCAGTTGTCAGTTTACGCTCGTTACCAATCGTCCGTTTTGCTTTTATAAAACTTAAAAAAGGCGTTAAATCAACGCCGTTATATGTAAATGGCATTATTTAAGCCCCCTTACTAAATTTTCGATATTTTGTTTGTTAGCTAAGTAACCATTGATGTCATCTCCAGTTGCCCTTGCAAATTCGCGTCCATTGACGTTTAATACTGTGTCGCGAGAAACAGCACGTTTAACAGTATCGATTGCCTGTTTGATAACTTCCAGCTTTTCACCTTCTTGATTTCGGTAAGTAACCTCGATGTTATTTGAGTAAGTGCCGCTTTCGAATTGATAGCTGTAATTATTCGTCATCATGTCAGCGATTTGTGCATTAAAATCAGCAATGTTGCTTCGTAATTGTGATTGAAAATCTTGAATATTGTCAGCGATTGCTTTCGTGTTGCTTTCAACGCCAAAAGTTACGGTTTGACTCGGGTCAAATTCTTCGAAAATTGCTGTTACATTACGCACAGTATTTTGAACTTGTCCAAACATTCCGTTTAAGCCTTCGTTCAACCCTTGCATAATCGCTTGACCTGCTGGTCTTAAAAGTACTCGGTCATAGCTAATAGGACCTTTGTGAGCACGAATCCAACCGGCAATACTACCAACAAAGTTTTGAACAGCGCCCCAAGCTGATTTCAAACCACCCAAAAAGCCGTTCATGATTGCTGCACCAGCACCAGCCAAATTGATGTTGGCAAGGCTATTTAAAACGCCTCGAACAGAACCGACAATTGAGCTGACACCACCAACTAATCCGCTAAACGCACCAACTGCGCCAGAAACAAGGCCGTGAGCTATGCTTATGACGCTGCTGCGTAATCCATTCCAAAGCCCAGTAACTGTACCGACAAGGCTAGAAACAAGACTAGAAACACCGCTAGTTAAACCGCTCCAAGCGGAAACAGCTCCGTTTCTAATCGCATTAGCAATCGAAACTACAGCGCTTTGTAGCCCATTCCATAAGCCGACAACGCCAGAAACAAGACCGCTAACGATAGTTACTACTGCTGTCGACAGCATTTGCCATGTTACTTGACCTGCAGCAAGAATAGCACTCCAAATTCCTGAAAGAATTCCGAGAAGACCATTCCACGCCATGCTTACGCCTGTCGTGATACTTTGCCAAATCAACTGCAAATCTGAACCAACCTTGCTAAAATTACCTGTGATTAAATCACAAATAATTAGTACTGGACCCATGACAATAGCTTTAATCATTTCCCACGCGCCTTGGAAAACTTGCTTAACACCGTCCCAGATTTGAGAGAACGCCGTTGATAAGTTTCGCCAGTAATTGAGCATGATGTCGATGAACGGTTGAATTATCGGCAAAACAGTAGCTTGAATTGTTTGCCAAACTGTGCTAAAGATTTGTGTGATTCCGTCCCAAAGACCACTAAAGAAATCTTTAACTGTTTGCCAAACGTCTTTAACAGCGTTTGCTGCGTTTGACGGCCCTTGTTTCATGCCGCTCCAAAGATTGTTAAACCATTCTGTCACACCATTCCAAAGGTTTGTGAACCATGTTTTGATACCGCTCCAAGCATTCTGGAGCCCGTTCGCTGCTGAAACTGCTGCGTTAACTATCCCTTGGAACACCGAAACAATAATATTGACGGCGTTGCTGATAATAGTCACCGCAGCTTTGAATACTGACGCAATGACTTTACCAATTGCTTGGACAGCACTCCTAAATTCAGCTGATGTGTTATAAAAATACACAAATGCCGCTACTGCAGCAGCAATAGCAACCACGGCAATACCGAATGGGCTAGCCAAGAACTGAACTACTGTAATTACAGTTTTTATAGCCTTAAAAACTTTACCAATAGCAATTAGCAATGGCCCAATCGCAGCAACGACTAAAGCAATTTTAATAATTGTGTCTTGCTGTGCTGGAGATAAAGCTTTAAACCTTTGAGCTAGATCAGTGATGTACTTAGCAGCCTTTTGAATGTACGGCGCTAAGCGTTCACCTAACGCAATACCGAGACCTTCAACGGCGGATTTCAAGTTACGGAACGAACCACCTATACCACCTTCCATGGTGTTAACCATTCGTTTAGTAGCACCTTGAGAGTTATCAATAGCATTAGTTAACTTGTTAAAGTCTTTGTCTGATGAGTTGATAATCGCTAACCAAC